AATATTAAAGTTTAAGTAAAGTACCAAAAGCACCGCCTAAAGCACGAACATTATTTAAAAAAGGATTATTAGAATATAAATTAAAATAATTCATAATATTCCGTTGCCATTCGTGTGCCTTATCATAATTTAAATCATAATTAAGTCTATCTAATTGACCGTTTTTCAAATTAAAATCAGAAATCAAACCAGCAACTTTATAAGGATTTTGTCTTTTAATATCCCAAGCAGAAGTATTATTATAATTCGCACGTGACTCTAATTCCTTAATTTTATACGGATTTAATTGGCGAATATCCCACGCAGAAGTACGATAATAGTCAGATAATGAATAATTCATATTTGCAGTAGCTTGGTAATTCATACGCTTAAAAAACTCGGTAAATGCCATTTCTAAATTAAGCTTTATATCTGAATTTAATTTTTTTACTTCTGTGTTATACTTTTCAGTCAAAGCACGCATTTGATTAAGGGTTTCAGGCATCAAATTTTCTAAATTGTATTTTTTAGTAAGATTATCCCATTTTATACTATCACCTTGTTCTACAAGATTTGCAATTTCTTGCGATAACTTTTCAATGGTTTTGTATTGCTGAGATATCACACCTTTATTTTTTGCATCGCTGTAAGTCATTGGCGAGCCATCAGGATTTGTCATCGGTTGGGAATTCTCATCATACGCTTGTGACTGCATGAATGTTGTATTTAATTCTTCTTGAACTGCAATAGCTAACTCTTTGCGAGCGTTTGCACCTGCTAACTTCGCATTTGCAACAGCTTCCTGTGCTTCTGTCTTACCAACACCACCTGACATATTATCTTTTTCATTATCAATGTCTTTTTTACGGTCTAAGTCATAATTATTCTTTTCAAAATCTTTGATTTTATTCATACTATCAGCAAACAAATTACCTGCATTTTGCAAAGCGTTGCCAAAACTTGGGTCAAATCCGCTCGGCATATTTTCGACAGGTGCAGAGCCTGCACTATTAGAATTAACTGCGCTTGCCTGAGCATTATTATTATACAGATAAGGGTTATATCCTGCGCTTTCTATACGATTTCGAACGTTAATCTCATTTGTCCAATCTCTATTTTCTTGATTAACTCTATCGTTATACTCTTGTTGCTTTCTTAGCATAAGTTCTTGGTGTGCACGATTTCGAGCATTTTCTTTTCTTTGCGCTCGTGCTCCAAAAATAGAATTTATTGCACCGCCAATAAGTCCTAACGCTCCTGAAGATAAACCACCGGCAAGAGCAGCACCTACACCGTTACTTTGTTGTTGTTGTTCCATAACTCACAAATTTAAAATTTAAACTATAAAAGAGTAGGGGAGTTTTCTCCCTTACTCAATTGTTTATTATTCTGTCGCACTTGATCCAGGTTCTGCCGATACATTTGTATCAGTTCCTGTATTAGTTGGGGTTGCTTCTTTTCCACTTTCAGCTACAAAATCTGTATAATTAGCGATATGATTTGCAAATTTATCATTGTCTGTCATTGTCATATTTCTACGACTTGGTAATGTTGCCATAAGTGTGTCATCGTCAACACCTCTATTACTGTTATCTGTTGGCATTGCTTCCATCATCTTTGCATACTTTTCCTTTTCTAAAGCACTGACAGCAGGAGATAAAAGTTTATTAACTGCATTTGTTGGATTACCTGTCAAGGGGTCTATTGGAAATAATGTGTCTACAATTTCCTCAATTTCTCTATTTAAAGCAGGTAAATCTCGATTAGGTTCTGTTTGAACTTCCATTGCTTTTATATCGTCGTTAGACATATAAGGAAAAAAGATATTTAAACTACTCATATTTTTATACTCCTTTCTTTTTTATACTTTTGGCATTCCATCAATAGACATATCTGAAACTTTCACTATATTAAAATAACAACCACCAAATACTTGGTCTGTCAATTCTGTACCGTTATAATTAACTGCAAACACGTCATCAAGCCATTTAGGATTGATTTTAAATGTAGAGATATTGAAGTTAGACATACTTTCTCCTCTTGCTCTTGCTACTGTCCAATAGCTTAAAGGCTCGTTATGGACAAATTGTCCATGATTAATATCTAACGCTGTCTTATATTCGCTGTATCTTGGTTGCCAACCAAAAGCACCTACATTTTTTATACGTGAATTCGCTACATTATTATTATATTTATAACTAATATTCTTAGCAAATAGTGGTTGCATTCCAAGATTTTCAAACTCAGGTACAAAGAAATCGCCACGCTCTATTTTTTGTACAAATGGGTCAACACGTTTACTATCATACTGAACATCAGGCACAAGTGAGTAAATACACATTAAAATACCGTGTTCTTTTGCATCAAAACGTATGTGTCCGCTACCGCTTCCTGTCGCTTTTCCTGTAGTTCGTCCGAGATAACCACCAAAAGATGTATCTTTAGTACCTGTAACAGTAGTACCACTTGACTGTGTAACATCGCCTACTTGTATATTAGAGTCGAAACCGCCAATATATGTACATCTGCCGTCACGTCCTTCTTCTACACTTATACCGAAATGTGCTTCCATTTGCTCCTTATAGGTTTTACCTGCACGCATTGTAACAGAAGCAAGTTTCTCAAGTGCAAAAGCGTTACGAATGTCTGCAACTGATATCATAGTTCTCTTACTATCTACACCGTTCTCTTTTAGGTTATTTCCAACAATAACAACAGAATCACGGTACTCGTGAGTTCCTCCTGTAATCTGTCTACCTTTTTCCATAACGATGTCACTACCACCTAAAAAGAATTTGGGATTAAAGTCGTCAAGAGAGAACAAAGGAGTAGGGCGAACATTCGTTAATAGGTCTTTTTGTGCATTTCTATAACGTAATGTAAACCAATCATAGTCCCAAGGTTCATTTGGTATAGTTTCTTTCACCTTACCACTTCCATAGAACATATCTACATTGAAACTTTCAAGTTGATACTCTTCGTATGTGGTATTACGGTAGAAGTCGTTATATATCTTTTGGTAGGCTAAACCTCTAAAAGGTGTACAATTTCCCATTGGACCAGAGGTCGGACTTGTATAAGGAACACCTGCACTACTTGCATATTTTCCATATCCAAGGAGGTCAAGAATACGATAAACACCTTTATTTTTATCGAAGCCGTGTATATCTTTAGCGGTATTAGTTTTACACCAATCAACTAACTTCTGAACATCGAAAGAAACGCAAGAGGGAGGAGTTTTACCTTTAAAAGCGTACATAAATGAGGACTTATAATCGCTCATACCTGTTATAAACTGGTCAAAGCCTGACCATAACTGTTTGTAAGGAACGAAATAAAATTCGTAAACTCCACGCATAGACATAAATGCGGCACTGTTCATTGGCAAAGTTCTCATAAAATCGCTCGCATTTATCTCGACGTGGTCGTGTGGGAGGAGGTCAAGCGATAGAACAGGGAGCAAAGCACCTGCGGGCGCTGTAAATAGGTGACGTTGTGAAATATCAAACGCATTACGAGGGCGTGTCGCCTTAGTAGATTTAATTAATGGTACTTTTGAAGTTGACATAATTAATTTAAAATTAAATAGTTATACATATTTGTTTAATAATTGGTTAAGCCATTTTTCTAACTCCGTTAACGGTTGTATTGTTTACTTTCTTCGACTTATTCCTAAGATCAAGTTTTTTCTTTTGCTCATTCTTATAGGTTTCAAAAAAAGTTGTTTTTCGTGGGTTATACTCTTTATCAAATTTTTCATCGTCAAAATAGCCGTGAAAGTTGTAAGGAGTAACCCAATATTTAAAAGGAGTTCTTTCTATATAATTAATATATGGTTGTAAATTTATATCTTTCCTATTTTCTCGTTCAAAGTTCAAGTTATATCCGTGAACTGTGAATTTTTTAATATGTGGAATTGCTTGTTTAAGAATGGGGAAACATTCTAATTCTGCCGAATAATAGCCTATTTCCTCAATTAAGTTATTAAACGTATTATAGAAGTTAGACAGCTTATCCTGTTCATATAAATAAAGATAGCGGTCAAACATAAAGAGATACACAGAAGTAAAGTCAGAAAAATGACAATATCTCCTAAGGTCAATGTCTTTAGAGCAGTCATAACACTTTTTGCTACTATACCAATTCGTGTCGTTATCCATTTCAAGTTGAAAATACTCATCAGCTTTGAAATTAGCGCACCAATTCCTGAAAGTATCTTCACGGTGTACTCTAAGATAACGAGACAAATTAACTCGATTAAATCTAATATTATTCGTAAAAGCATACTCTATAAGTTTAACGTTAATATACTCTTTCCATTCTCTGATGTGCTTAGAATAGAAGTTATAAGTGTGATATTTGATATCATTAGATAAGTTACTATATCTATAACATTTGCGGAAGACGGTAGATAATGTATCTTTGGATATAAGAAGATTAACCGTCTTTTGGGTTCCATCTTTTTTAGTAAACGTTGTAGGTTTTCTAAGCATTCCGATATCGATGCGTGCGAAAACTTCTTCTTTGCTATTTTGGAATTCACCAATAATAGGGTTTTTACTTTGTAAGTGGAACGGCTTTGTACAACGTTCTCGTAGCACCTTTGGTAAACCCAAATTGCCTGCAACATATTCCGCAACATAGTAAGCTGTGTTTGGGTCACAAATGTTGATGTGCTCGGAGGTAAGAAAAGTATCCGCAAACGGTTTAAACTCATACTTATTAAATGTGTCTTTTTTCTTGACCCAAAGACCCCACGACTCAACGATGAAAGCTTTAATCTTAGAGAGGACTGTGGGGGAATCGATGAACAACACACCGTGGTAATGCGGACGGTAAGTCTTTGGTCCATACTCTGATGCGATAAAATAGCGGATTTTTTTTTCATTTTGTGGAATATTTAATTTATCAATTTTTTTCCTCAATCTTTTGAGAAAATTCTGTATGTCTTTTTTGCTAACTGTTGCAAATTGTAGATTATTCTTACAATAAATTTTGTTATTTTCTATCCAAGGTATACGTGTATCATCGTTAAAGCGATAATCACCGTTATAGTTTTTAGAATTAAAAGGGCAACTATCATGTAAATCGGCAGTTCTGCCAATAGGTTTAAGTTGCATTTCTCCATGTTTGCCTGCAAAGGCTTCCATTCGTGGTATAAATTCATTATCATAGGTTAATGTAAACATAACACTAAATAGATGTTGTTTTATTTCTTCACGAACTCGTCGAGATTGTTTACTTGCTTCTACATTTACACAATATGTACAATTATGGCAAGGCACAGTTTCATAGTGTCCTGTATTTTTATTGTAAATATAGGAGGGAGAAAGACAGCCGAAAAGGTTATCATTTGGCTCAAATTCTTTTGCAGTGAAAGATTTAGTTTCGTCTATCATAGTAAAAAGCATTTATCAGTTAATTTTACTTCAGGGTGCTCAGGATGATTAGAACATATAAAACTGGTAAAATGTCCTGAGCTACTAAAGTTAACCACACACCAACTACAATCACCACAAGTAAGAGTGTAATTACATATTTCATTGAAATTTTGCGACATATCAAA